GGTTATTCAGTTCCATAATATGCTGCTTGCCTGCACTGTCGCAGGTCACAAACCGTGATTTCACCCGCTTTTTTACCTCATTCGAAAGCACGTCAAGCGTAATTCCAGCTTGATAGTACTCATCAAATACATATATCACCTTTTGCCCCATTTCAACATCAATGGAAATCAGCGCGTTTGGGTCTGTTGCACCAAAGTCCAATCCGTGATAAACGTTTGAAAACGCCGATATTTCATCGCTCAAATCTTCTACGTGCCAATTTTCAAAAATTATACCGTCTGTTATGCCCCAATTCCCTAAGCCTGCAACCTCATACCGTTTCGGGCGGTTTATCCGCATATCCTCAAATAATCTTAAATCAGCTTCATCAAGCCATTCATTACACATATAATTCGTTGTCATAGCAAGAATATCTTGATTTACGACATCAAAAAAACGAGCCTTTAGCCAGTGATGCTCGTTCCATGGGTTAAATGTAATTGTGATTTGTTTAAACAGTCCCTCCGGCACCTCTCCCCGGATAGATTCGTCAAGTATATCAAAAGCGTGCTCGTCCATAATCTCATACGCTTCCTCAATCCACATCCAGCATAAAACGCCAGTCTCAACCGTAATAGATGTTACTTTCAACGGGTCGTCAAGACCGCGAAAATAAATTTTCTGCCCAGTGGGAAGATATGTCATTTCCAGTGGATTTTCGGTAATTTTCCAATATCCAGCTACCTGCAACCGATTTATGGCCCACTTTAATTCTGTAAAGCAAGAGCCTTTCAATGTGTTGCCTGTCTGCCTTACTACCAAAAGATTTGCACCTTCATATTTTATAATGTTCGTAATAAACCACAACGCAGACGTTTTACTTTTTTTGCTGGCACGGCTTCCTTTCACAACCCTGTAGCGACCTTTAAAACTCCAAAAATCCTTATACCCTTTCCCTACCACGTTTGGCAAATATACATTGCTATTCAAGCTCATCCTCCCCTGATATGACAACAGGGATTGCACCGGTTACGTTCATTTTTTCGGTAAAAATGCCGTATCGCTTACCTATCAACTCTGCGGCTTTGTTGGAATCTGTCAATTTGGACGGTATTTCAACAATCTGTGCCACTTCTTCTTTTACAGTTTGTTTTCGAGGCGTTCCGTTTTCGTCCTTTACATATTTAGATTTTTCTTTCGTAAGCGTTACAACAATATTTTCTGTTTTTTCCCTGCGCATTACAGAAGTCAAATATTCCATGACCTCCGTTGCATCTGCAATTTTTTCTGAACTGATTTTTTCAAGCTGTTCTTCAATATATTTTTTTATTTCAGGTTTTTTCAGGTTTTCATCTCCTATTGAGTATGCCGTTTTTTCTGAATACCCTGCTCGGATAGCTGCTTGCGTAGCATTACAATCAATCAAATATTCTTCTGCGAATCTTCTCTGCCTATCAGTCATGGTGTTCACCTCCGCATACCTAACTTTTACCCCTCCAACCCATCCGCCGGCGATTATATCCGGCACGCAAAAAGACGCCCCACAGGGAGCGTCTTTGATTTACTTATGAAAATGAAAAGAGCCGACGCATTAAAGCAATTCGACTCTTTCAAGTATGCATCCGAAAACGCATACCCCAATTATTACTATTATTATACCATAGTTTTAAAAAAATGCAAGCAAAATTTAAATTTTTATATAGATTTTTTTAAAATAGCTATCCTATTGAAAAAGTCTGTATGAATAACCAATTTTGATACATTTTTATTGACTAAATCTATATATTCCTGTGTGATTCGTTCAAAACATCGTACAAATGACTTTACCTCTGTTTTGGGAACTTTCAGTAATTTCAAATAATGACACACTAAAAATAAATAATCTCCTAATGTTTTAAAATTAAAATACGGTAATGAATATTCTTGTTTTAAATACAATTTCATTGCGGGGGACGGTTCTATTTTCTTATACCGGGTGTCAAATATTACTGAATTATGTGCAATTGCATTTCTTAAATCTTTTAACGCATAAATATATTTATAAAGAAGCTCTCTATTCGTATCGGTAGCTACAACATTCATTCCTAATCTTTTTGATATTGCATCACGTGCATCAAAAGTTAAACACGATAGAAGATACCCAAAATCACCTAATGTGAATATTTCAAACAAAGCCCATAATGGCACACTACTATAACTCATATTATTATAAAAATGCGTTATTTTAGGATTTCCAGTCTTATATGCTTTTAATAAATAAGACTGTATCTTGTTCTCTAAGTTTAATTTTCTCTCTTGCGCTTTCTTTTTAAAGTGTGAATCAGAACCATTTGGACAATTATTATATCCGCATACTACCTTATCATACATGTCTTGAATATTTTCTGATCTTGCCTGTTCTATTATGCATTCAAGTGCAACATTTTTTAGAGCGGTTTCAATAAACATTATTTTTTCGTAAAAAAGAGCTTTTAGTTTAGAATCGTATTTAATTGTAGCATTAATTTCATCATAGTTTTGAAAAGGTATTCTACAGCTTGAAGTATTAAAAAATCGATATCCTTTGTATCCATGATAATAGCCAGAATTAATTAATTGACGTTTCTGCTTGCTTCCTGAAATATCAATCCCATTATTTCTCAAATGCCGCATTAGACCATCTATACTTTTATAACTCATTCTAAATTCACCTCTTTGCAGGATAAGCTATATTATAACATATCTTTGTTAAAATAACAATATATAATCTTATATCTTAAAAGAGGATGTGATATATACAAATTAAATTTTATCCAGTTACACTAACGGTATTATAGCATATATAAAGTATGACATTCAATGACAGTGCGCGTCTTTCGTTATCTTTTTACAGTTTACAGTATATCATATAGATAGTGTGGCATTCTATGGCATTATGTATTAATTGTTCAAATATTTTATCATTTGTATCAAATATTCTCCTTGAAGAGTATCAATTTCTTCCCTGTCTAAACTACGTTTTCCAAATTCATAAAATCCATTTTTCTTATAAAACGATTTTAGTCCTTTAATATCCTCACATTCAATAAACACAAATCTTCCGCCAATAGCATTTTGAATCGTTTTAATCGTATCAAATGCCATTTGTAATAATTCATTTCCGGTTATCTGTTTATCAATTTCATTTTTATAATTTTTTCCCAACTGTCCAATTAAAATAGCAGATAGAACATATCTTTTTAAATCAGAAAGAAATGTACTGAATTTCACAATTTTACGTTGTTTTGTTTTACTTAAAACATCTTTCTTAACTAATATAGATTTGATTGCTAATGTAAAATAAGCAACCAATTTATATTCTTTTTGATGTGAAACAAATATCAAATATGTTGTAGACAATCCTTGTTTAGAAAATTCAATTGCTTTATTTTTCAAAAAATATTCTACATCTTTATTTAACGGACAAACAAAGTCGGCGAGAATAGATTTTGCTCTATCCTCGCCTAATTCATCAATAATTTCTTTTAAATTTACTTTAACATATCCTGCCATTATTTTTCACCAAAAAAATCTCTAATTTTGTCTTTTTGTAAATTTGTCACTGTCCTGCTATACACAATCTCTTTTGGTTTTCGCTCAATTGTACGCTCTAATGCATTTACAAATTCACCGCCAAGCCGCTTGCTTTTTATGTCAACGTTCTTTAAAATACTTTTTGTAGCCATAAAGTTTCCCACCTTTCTGTTCAGTCAACTCAATCACTATAATTATGATACTACAATTATATGCTTTTTGTCAACAACAAAAAAAATTTTCTTAATACTTATTATGCTACAAAAATTATATGACATTCAATGACATTGAATTTTAAAGCGAATAACATACAGTGCCTTATTATGCAGCTTATATATATGCCGGCCGTCAATATGCATTTCCTCCGCAATCCTCTCCCATGTCATAAACTGCAAATACCGCAGAGTGAGTAAAGCCCTAAATATAGAGTTGTCCACCTTAGAAATGGTGTCGAAAATCTCGCATTTCACCGCATACAGCTCATCAATCCGTTTTTTAATTTTCTTTTCATAATCTATGTACGCAACCGTCGCATCTTCCGTACTGTTTTTCTTAGATGTCTGCACCTTGACGTCGCTGTATCCCGCTGTAACGGACG